GTTTCATCCATTCCCTCGTTTGTGTTGTACAGATAGGAGGCCTTGTGGAAGCAAGACTCCTTGTCAATCAACGTCGGATCATCATCCTCAAAGCCCTTGAAAATTGATTTTCTAATAGCATGGATGAATGAACTCTGATATAGTGATTCCCTAGCTTTTGGTGCTAGCCCGCTCATGAAGCTCTCCATGTCGTATTGAGCATCGAAGTCCTCTGAGACATAAATTGTTTCCACCTGCTGAAGAATCGGGTTGAAGTCCTCCATAGTCATGGTCTCAGATTCTCTCAATAAATTCTCTCGAAACAAGTTCACCATCTCAGGATCATCATCATACTCATCTGAGCCTGTCAATTTCTCTATTTGAGGTTCCGATTCAGACTTTATGACAAAATTGATCAATTGATTTCTGCTCACAGTTATTTCATCATCAATTGTCCCATTTATCTTCAGAGCATAGTTGCAAATCATGATGTCTTTTGTACCATCATTCATTGATGAAGTGACTTCCAACTGATTCCTGTTGTTCAGAGACACCGAGAGAAGTGACTTCCTCAGCAGGGTTGGTTTTGCGTAAGTCTTCTCAATTCTCAACTTCACGGCATCAACCACGCTAAAGTTATCAACCAAGTAATAAGAATTTGTGGCGAAGATAACATCACCTGGCTGTATTTGACTGACCTCTTCATGGATATCCTCATCAGACCATTTCAACTCTCTGGTGATTTGCTTCACCATGGATCTGAGTCCTCGAGTTACGATGTTGTTGCTCTCAAGTCTTTTCCCTTTGGCATCTTCGATGGCAACTAGCGAAACCGGACCTCTCTTTGCACAGAGAACTAGATCACCTTCCCATGTGCCATTTGAGTCCTTCTTTTGCTCAAGCAAATACCACATGGTCAATAGTGACTGTGAGTTTATAAATTCGATTCCTTGGTCAGATGGGAGACTAAAGGCTGCAAGCAGTGTGAGAGATTTCTCTGTGTGTCTATTAATTCTGGAGGTGAGCCTTAGGTTTTCCAGAAAACCCCTGCATGCTTCCTTGTTAAAATCGGATAGTCCCATGAAACTTAGACATAGTCTGTTGGTCCATGAATTGATTTCTTCTATTTCGGTCATGTCTCTGTATGGGTTGTCGTCTGTCGAATAGTAGTGTTCTGACGAAGAGGTCCATCTAACCATGTAGTTAAGAGAGTCAGATGGCGTCCTAGAGTTTGGACAAGACAGCAATCCCTTCAACTTCTTCCCTTGGCCCCAGGAATGTTGTTCTTGCATGTACAGTATCACCTGGTGGACTTTCAACCCGTGGATCAAGCAACCAGCTTCGAAACTTTCAACGGAGTCATAATCAAAAGGTGAGACGTGTTTCCGGAACAATCTCATGGTTTCGAAGTCCTCTTCTTGCAGTCCGAGACTCATCAAAAAGGCTATTCTAAAGGGCGTACTAGTTATGGTCTTCTCCAATATAGACAGGTTCTTTGGTCCCAGTGAATATCTATGCCTTTTTAATTTTAATGTTGATGTCACTCTTTCTTTTCTCAAGGTCCTGAACATCTCTGACAGAGGGAAGTTGACCTCAACGTCAAACTCAGGATTTTGTTTCAATTCGGAAATCATCTCTTTGTACGTTTGGTTGTCACCCCACACCTTAGAAGTTCTGTAAGCTCCAACTCTTCCCAAATATATTGCCTCAGATGTCCTTCTCATAGCCAGTCTAGCACCTTTTCCCATGAGCTTCATGTGAGATTTTAGAACCACTTCATTGCTGTTCAATTCATCCCTAACTATGAAGTAAGGGTCAGATTCCAGCTTCTCAGTTATTTTCATAGAGTCGAATGCGGTTTGACTCTTTAGTTTCTGTAGCTGGCTAACGAATCCCATGGGTATCTTCAGGGGCTCCTTCTTGAATATGGAACCTTCGTAATTGAATTTGCTGGCATCAACGATCATATCCTCCAAGTTCAATATGTTTGGCGGACCATAAACTCTCGAGACTGACAGTTTCCCTTGTTCTGAGGATGTCGCAACCCTGTAATTCCAAAGCTCTGGCCCACAGGTTACCATTAGCTCTGGCTCAAACAATGGGTACACACCCAGGTCATATGGTGTCAAAACTCTGTCGAAGGTGTCATCCTCGCATGGGCCTCCTTCATACGTACCGAAAAGCTCTTCAAGATGCTTGGAATTCATGCTGTGAGCAAGTGAAACCAATTCCAGGGTTGCACCATTCTCATAAAATTGTCTAATTCTTGAGTAACTCTCAGCGACTGCCTCTGTGAAGGAATCAGTTCTAATCATATCAACTGCTGACAGAGAAAATTTTATCAAAGGACTAAGAGATTCAGCATTCATCATAAAGGTTGAGTTAAATTCATATATGAAAGAGTTCGCCGCAGCCTTGACAGAGATCTCCATACAGAATAATCTTCTGGACCATTCCGTGCACAACAAGAAAGCTGCCATCTGAACTCCTCTTGATTTTGATAATCCATCCACACACACAATTTCGCCCTTGTCATCTGAGCTCACTCTGGTCTTCCATCTAAGTATGTCTGGCAATGAGTGTGAGGCCCTCCACGAATCAAACAAAGCATTCCTGAAGTTATCGCACAGCACAGCCAAGACAGAAGAATTGAAGTGCAAAAGACCTTGTCCCATATTAGATATGTTCTCAAGGAAGGTCACTCTATCCTTGAGGAACTCATCCTTCAGGTCTTGCATGTCTTGTTCCTCATATTTTTCTTCTGGCTTATCATCCCACATCCTGACCAATTCCTTGGGGAACTCTATCTTCTTTCTCATATGGCTCAAGAAGATGTATTCAAGTAATTCTTTCATCTTTGGGCTGACGTCAGACCTATCATACATTCCAATGAAAATGCTCGGAAGGAATTTTTGACACCACTTCGTCATGTCATCTGAGTACTTTATCAAGTACACTGGTCTGTCCCTTCCAAATGAAGAAAGTAACTCATCGTGGTCCTCTCTCATGAGTCTTTGTTTCCCCTCACCTTCTGTCAACATTTCTCTTTTATCATCTTTGCAAATATCTCTAGCTATAGACTCAGCCACATTGATGAGGATTCTTGCTATCATTCTGAGAATAAGGATTTCCCTGACTCCACCCCACTGATTCTTTTTGAATATTTGAATCAAAACGTTCAGAAACATGCTCTCTGATTTTGAGGACATAACATTCTCAACAACGTCACCAACTTTGAATGCTCCTATTTCCTTGGATAAATCACACAGATACTTGAGACATTTATTCCTACTTCCCAACTCTCTCCATCCACCCTTCTTAATACTCAACTCAACACCCTTAACACTGGCCTTGAATGTAGAAAAATCAGACAACCGCTTTGACATGACTTTCGCCATACTAGACACCAGGTTCATTGGGTTGGTGAATTGCTGTTGGCTTGCCGCGATAGACACTGCTGCCCTTGAGTGATAATGTGATTCTTGATTCTTGGAAATGCAATGTTCAAAATCCTCCTGCATGCTATGGAACCCAAACAGATGCTTTGATGCATTGATGTTTGATCCTCGAGAAGTTATCTCCCTCTTTAGTTTGGCTTCCTCCTTGACTATCTTGCTAAGAATCGAAAAAGCATCATGAGTTTTATTTTGTCTAGAAGGATTATAATAACAGCCCATGTAGATTTCATTTATCAAGTACTGCAAGGTCACTCTGTCCCCCGGAGTAATAAACCTGGGCAGAGAACCCTCAATTCCGGCGGACGAATCAGCTCTGGTTCTTTTTTCCATTTTCAGGTAATCTCTCAGATCAGACTTCAACAAGTGTGAAACTGATCCCTTCAATCTCAACAAAATGGATCCCTGAATCACACTACCCACCCTCGGAGGAAGTTTTGACACCAACTCGTGGACTCCTTTATCTCCTGTTGCTCTCATCAGAAAATATCTGGATGCTTCCACGGTCTGACTCGTTAGCAATTTGTCCTCCAGATACATGAATGATTGGAAAGCAAGTGAACCAGACAGGGATTCACCTCTCATGAAATCAGCACAGGTAATGTCCTTAGGTTTAAATAATGAGAGAGATCTGAATGTCAAATAAAGTTTGTCTCTGCACCTTATCAGATGTTTCAATCTTTCAGTATCCATGGATATCCATTTTGATTCAAAGTGATTTCCCACAGAAAGCCATTCCTTACTCAACGGAGAAATTATGGAGGGAACCTTGGACAAGACCTTGAGGAATTGAACTCCTGACTCAGTTCTAAGCAAGGGACCAGGATGTAACATCAACCATATATCCTTGAATCCGCTAGAAAAGACTCTGTAAGTGCTAGATGGCCTTTTTTCCATCGCATTCATGGTCACCTCTTGGCTAACCCTGGAATAAAACTCGAGCAACAACTCCAATTTGCTGTCCTCGAAGGAACTGGACTTGAACATCTCCAGAAGAGCGTGCAGATCATCTTGAAAGTCGAAGGACAAGTGTGTTGGAGGCTCCCTCACCTTCTTGTCCTGAAACCGCAAATGCCTTTTCCTTCCTGGCCCTTGACTGACATCCTCCATCCTTTCTTGCTCCGTCAACAAAGAAGATAGATAAAAATTCTTACCCTCAGATCTGCAATTTGACAATTTCTCTGCTCTGCCTCCCAACCATCCATTGACTGGGAAATTTGGTCTGTGGTCGAAGTTCAATTTCTCACAGAATAACGGAGCTCCGAACTGAAGGATCTTTTTGGGTCTCTTGGTGTTGGCCGGCCTTGAGAAAGAAGACATCTCAAATTCCCTGATAAATCTGCTGTCGCTGATGGGCTCCAGTACCGGGAGTCTAAGGTGGGCGTCGCTGAGATAATTCTCCTTGAATAGCTCAGAGTTCAATTTTGAAACAAAAAACTTCAAGTAATCTTCTGAATTGGGCAGTGTCTCCACTTCTATATCATAATCAAAAGATGGAAGCGACAAGTCTTTTAACAGCTCAGTCACCCTGGAGTGTGTAGGTCCCCTCACGTAAGATAGGTTGAGTATCTCGTTGTCATCTTTCATCCCAAGCTGTTCCAACTTATTCCACAGAGTTGACAGTCCAAGGAGTAGGTCTCTATTCCAGCACGAACTGGGAAGATCACCTGCAGTACCATCCCACACCCGAATAACCAAGGAGAAATCAGCTGACTCCGCCAAGTGCTTATACTTGTAGTGTTTCCTTGCGATTGCCACGGGTTTGGATCTTGAGATCGAATACTCATAGATCACCTTCCTTCCAACATTCACGAAGTCCGGAGTCGTATCCACCCAATCCTTAACAACTGGGTTAAACACCTCACCAAGGTTGTGACCATACAACCACTTCGACCTCTCTTCATCCTCGCAGTGTGACAACAGCCCTGAGAGATCACTATGAGCGTAGGTGTCATGGAATGCACGTCTGAACCAGCCATAAGATCTCTCAATGACTTCACTGATCGTAGGAACTCTCAAAAGAAACCCAGTCATAGTGACAAGATTCTCCATAGTGTTATTTTGATTGTG